GGGCTAGAAAAATTAATCAACTGGCTTGGAATGAAGAATATAGACACACAGTAGCAATGATAGCAAGTGCATATGCTGCTAAAGGTCATAAAGTTTTGGTAGTATCAGATCGAGTTGATTTACTAAAAACTTGCGCTGAACTCAGCGGAGATAGAGCATTAGTTATTACAGGAGAAATTCCTCATGGAGAAAGACCAGATATGATGAAAAGAATTGAAGTAGATAAAGATATTCTTTATGGAACTCAGTCTATTTTTTCAGAAGGTATATCCCTTAACTCTTTAAGTTGCTTATTATTAGCAACGCCTGTAAATAATGATCCATTATTAACACAGTTAATAGGTAGGGTTATTAGAGAACAAGAAGGGAAAAAAGATCCTGTAATAATTGATATTAACTTAGTAGGTAAGACGGCACGTAGACAAGCTAAGAATAGGTTAGGGTACTATATGAAACAGGGATATGTTATTAATCACCTTTAAAAATTTAGTTCTTGACAGGGTGTCATTTTTTTGGTATAATATATGATACAATATAATTGGAAAAAGATAAAAGAAGTGACCAATGGAATCTCTACAGAGGTTCTATTAGTAATACACACGCTTACTTACAATCTGACTCCCAAAAATTATCGTGATCCATTATATAAATATTGGAACAAAGATTGGTTTGGATTCTCTTTTCTGGTTAATCCAGAAGCTATATTTGAACACAGACCAGAATACTCCGAAAGAGAGTGGATAGAGTATATAACTTTAGCTAGTTATAGAAATATCAATCTCTTTAACGATAACGGAGAGACAACACTAGACCTCAATCACTCACCAGTAGGCGAGGACATTATAAAAAACAATAGACTACTGAAAGTCGAAAATAATAAAATAAGATTTCGATATGAAGAAGTCACTTTAAGGAGAAAATCATGGCTATAAAATTTGGTCAATTAGAAGGTAAGGCAAAGAAATCAAGTATTAATCAATTTACTTACCGAGATGGAGATAACGTAGTAAGAATGGTAGGAGATATCCTTCCCCGTTACGTTTATTGGATTAAAGGCGAAAACGCTAAAAATATACCTATGGAATGTTTATCATTCAATAGACAAACAGAAACTTTTGACAATGCGGAAAAAGATTGGGTACGAGCATACAACCCTGACATGAAATGTGGGTGGTCTTATGCAATTCAATGTATAGACCCTGCAGACGGACAGGTTAAAGTTTTGAATTTGAAGAAAAAGTTGCTTGAGCAAATCATGCTAGCAGCCGAAGATTTAGGTGATCCTACTGACCCAGAAACAGGTTGGGACATTTATTTCAAAAGGGTTAAAACTGGACCAATGGCATTTAATGTCGAATATCAGTTACAGGTTTTGAAATGCAAAACTAGAGCTTTATCAGATGATGAAAAAGCGTCTATTGCAGAACTTAAGTCAATGGACGAAGTTCTACCAAGACCAAGTGCAGAAGCACAAAAAGAACTCTTAGATCGAATTAGATCTCAAGGGAACGAAACACCTGCTGAGGTGTCTAAGGAATTTGATAATCAGGGAACTAAGAACCCGTGGTAAACAAAATCCTATTCACAGCAGACTGGCACTTGAAACTGGGACAGAAAAATGTCCCAGTTACTTGGGCTAAAAATAGGTTTAATCTGTTCATAGAGCAGATAAAAGAGTTAGAAAACGAAGCAGATTTACATATTATTGGTGGTGATTTATTTGATAGAGTACCATCAATGGAAGAATTAGAGTTATATTTTAAATTTATTAGTAATGTTGGCATTAAAACCATTATATTTGATGGCAACCATGAGGCTACAAGAAAGGGAAAAACATTTTTTACTCAGTTAAAGAGTGCTACAACTAGACTTAATCCTTTAGTAGAAATCGTTGACGAAATTTACAAAGGCGAACAGTTTGGAATCCTCCCCTACCGTGAGCTACATAGGAAGTGGCACATTACACAATTTAATAACAGGCAACCGCTATTTACTCATGTTAGGGGAGCGATACCTCCTCACGTAAATCCAGAAATAGACTTGATGAGATTTTCACCTTTTCCAGTCATATTTGCAGGAGATTTACACAGTCATAGTAATACTCAACTCAATATTGTATATCCAGGTAGTCCAATGGCTACACAGTTTCATAGAACCAAAATTAAGACAGGTTATTTATTAATTGACGCAAATAACTGGTCTTGGGAATGGAAAGAATTTGCACTCCCACAGTTATTGAGGAAAACTATAAGTAGTACTGATGAGATGATTCCAACAGACTACGATCATACAATTTATGAAATTGAAGGAAATGTTACCGATCTTGCAGATGTTTCTAACTCTGAACTTTTAGATAAAAAAATCGTTCGAAGAAAGACAGAAGCTACTCTTATCTTAGATAAAGAAATGACAATCGAAGATGAGTTAGTAGAATATCTAAGTTATATTCTCGAACTAAACGAAAATCAAGTTAAGGAGATTATAGGAGTATATCATGATCACGCTAGGGACATTGCAATGGGATAATTGTTTTAGTTATGGAGTAGGAAACTCTATAGAACTAAACGATAGTACATTAACTCAACTTGTCGGTACAAACGGCATGGGTAAATCTAGTATTCCTTTAATACTTGAGGAAGTTCTTTTTAATAAAAATTCAAAGGGTATCAAGAAAGCAGACATACAGAACAGGTATTATAACAAGGGTTATAATATATCATTAGACTTCTCAGTTGAAAAACGATATTATAGAATAGAAGTTCGTAGAAGTAGAGGAACGATCAAAGTTAAGTTATTTGATGGAAAAGATGACATTTCTAGTCATACGGCAACAAATACTTATAAGACAGTAGAAGGTATCTTAGGAGTAGATTTTAAAACTTTTAGTCAGTTAGTATATCAAAATACAAATGCAAGTTTACAATTTTTGACTGCTACAGATGCAAATAGAAAGAAGTTTCTTATAGACTTATTTTCACTAGATGAGTACTTAAACTATCATGAGATATTTAAAGCAGGTGCAAGAGGGCTAAACTCAGAGGTAACCAAAATAAATGCAACAATAGAATCAATCAAAAATTGGCTCGATAATAATGTTCTCGATGATACTACCATACTTCCTATGAAAAATATACAAATCGAGACAAGTGATGATGAGAAAGTTTTACGGCAACTCTTAATAGATTTTGAAAATAAAAATTTGACAAATAAAAAAATTAATGAGAATCGTCTGAAAAAAGACTTATTTAAACAAATCAAAATAAGTGAATTTAGTGGAGTTAGAAAACCCGATATAATGAGCACTACTGACTTAGAGCGAAAAATTGGGGAATATGATGCTCAGATTAGACAAGAGTCTAACCTAATCGACTCAATTAGTGGAATTGGTGCAATATGTCCAACTTGCTCGCAGGAAATAAGTTGGAGCTATGTTGAGGAACTTGTCGCAGCTTCGGACAAAAATATGCGTAAATTAGCACTAACCAGAGAAAATACAAAGGACGATATTGCTGAAATTCAAATGAATATTGATAAATTTGAGCAAGCAGAGAGCAAACGGAATGAATGGGCAGAATTAAAACGCAGTATTGATGACGATTTGCCAGAAGAGCTGATTGACTCGGTTGAGCTTCAAGAAAGAATAGAAACTTTGGAAGATCAAATAACTGACGCCAAATCGCAGATACAGAAGATAATTGTAGAAAACGAAAAAATCGCAAATAAAAATACAAGAATACAGGTGATACAAGAACAAACGAAAGAATTTGAATCAAAGTTGGGAGCCCACACGGAAAAGCTGTCAAAAATTTCGGCGGAACTCTCTAATTTGGAAATACTTAAACGCGCATTTAGTACTAGTGGACTTATAGCTTATAAGATCGAGAACCTAGTAAAGGACTTAGAAGATATGACGAATGATTATCTTGCGGAGCTCAGCGATGGACGGTTTAGTATAAATTTTGTTGTAAATAACGACAAGTTAAATGTAGAAATAACAGATAATGGAAAGACGGTCGCAATTACCGCACTTTCCAGCGGTGAGTTGACAAGAGTAAATACAGCGACACTAATTGCTATTAGAAAGCTGATGAGCAGTATTTCTAAAAGTCGCATAAATGTATTGTTTTTAGACGAAGTAATAAATGTCTTAGACGAAGCGGGTAGGGAGAAGCTCGTAGAAATTTTATTACAAGAAGAAAACTTGAATACATATGTAGTTAGTCACGGTTGGACTCACCCACTGTTAGAAAAAATAGAAGTCATAAAAGAAAATAACATATCGAGGTTAGAATAAATGGTAGACTCAAGAGCTAAGGGAGCCGCAGGAGAACGACAAGTAAGAGACGTATTACGAAGCAGAACAGGATTAGAATGGCAGAGAGTGCCACATTCTGGAGCATTGGAATATATGAAAGGGGATTTATTTGTCCCTAACGCACATAATAATTATTGCGTTGAAGTAAAGTTTTACAAAGATAGTCATTTTAACGATAAAATACTAACAAATAAAACCAATCAGTTTGCAGCTTGGTGGGAACAAACAACTTCTCAAGCTAAGAAACAAGGTGGGAAACCAGTATTGTTTTTTAAATATAATAGAAGTAAAATATTTGTAGCAACAAGAGATAAACCTGAGTGGGTAAGAGAATATATGTATGTAAATCATCTAGACTGTTATGTTATGGAAATGACTAACTGGTTAGTACATGAAAAGCCGAGTTTTACGAATGGCTAAAACATTTACATCATTAGGAGCGAAGGCTCCAAAAGACAGAGTATTAGTTATAGATGCTTTGAATCTGGGCTTTAGATGGAAACATCAAGGCAGAACCGACTTTAGAGAAGATTATATGAGAACAGTAGACTCCTTTGCTACATCATATAATTGCGGAACAATAATTATAACAGCAGACAAAGGAAGCAGTACTTATAGGAAAGAGGTATATCCTGAGTACAAATCTAACAGAAAAGCAAAGTACGAAAAGCAAACCGAAGAAGATAGACAGGCATTTGCAGATTTTATAAAAGAATTTGATGCAACTCTTAAATTAATGAATAAGAAATGGCTTGTTTTACAGTATGAAGGTGTAGAGGCAGATGATTTAGCCGCTTATATAGTGCGAAATCTAGACGATTATAATGTATCTCATATGTGGTTAGTAAGTTCTGATAGAGATTGGGATTTATTAATTAGTGAAAAAGTTTCGAGATTTTCATATATAAACAGAAAAGAAACTACTTTTGATAACTGGCAAGATACACATAACTATAGTATAGAAGACTATATTACAATAAAATGTTTAATGGGAGATTCGGGAGATGGCATAAGTGGCATACCTC